TTATTCAAAATCTATTAAATCGTATATCGTGCAGTCAAGTGCACGTGCAAGTTTTTCTATCTGATATACATCCCTCGGTATCCGGGTACCATCCACCCAGTTCTGTAATGTCCGGTATGGTACCCCGGATAGCTCGGATGCCTGTTTCATATTCATTCCTTTTTTATCTATATATTTTTTGATATTATTTTTCATTTCGCATCACCCAATTTATAACGGACACCAATCCACTGCATATTGAAACCCCAATTAAACACCAGGATGAAACCACATCCCATTTACTATATATTGCAATCAATAAACAAAATAACATGAGGATCACACACTTATTTTTCATTGTTTCTTCACTCCTTTTATGTTATGATTGTGGTGAAAGGAAGAGGGATAAACCCTCTATCCTTTATAAAAGTTGTTTTACTGCGGTTATGATGGTAAGAATTGTTGCGAGCACTTCTAAAATCGTCTTAACCGCTTTTAGTTTTTCTTTTGTATCTCTTTTCATTTATCCACCCCCTTTCTATGATTTAATTATATACCCATACGGGTATAATGTCAAGTATTTTAATGCGTTTATTTCCCAAGATTTCAATATTTTTGTACAAAAAAAGACCGGGATTTCTCCCGGCCCTGAATCTGATATTAAGCTACAATCTTTGCACTATTATTCTGTTGTATAAACTCTTTGATCTGGTCATATCCCCAGCCGCAGTCAACTAATCCGCTCACCAAACATTCCATAGACTGCACGGCTCTCAAGTCCTCCTCCGATAAGTAATCTCTAAGATTCTCTTTTTTATCTATACCATACTTTTCACGAAGTTGTTTAGCATTCATTCCGAATAGTACCTTGTAAATACAATTCGTGTATGTGGAATAGGCATGACCATGCATCCTCTCATTTTCCGTAGACTGCTGTAATGCCTTTGTGAGAGATTGCCGAACCGCAATACCTTTCTCACGTTCTATCCGTTTCCCTTGCAAAGTGCTTTCCATAGCGTTGAACTGCTTAATGTACGCCAGTTTGAACTTCATTGCCTTTTCTCCGGTGTATCCCATGACAAGCAATGTGAAACCGTCTCTGGTAATCAGGTAAGCCGGGTTCTTCTTTCCATTTAATCCTTTGTAAGTTGTTTCATTGAATAGCGCTGAAAATTCAGCACTACTAATATCCTTTTGTATACTTCTAATATCTGCCAAAACATTTCTATGTTCTTTTTCAAAGGTTTCCGCAATATCAAGACTACTTACTACGGTTCTTTCCTGTTTATCAATTCTTTTCACTTCAACTAACATCATATCAATCCTTTCTGTTGATTATTTTTTTATTGTTCTATTATTAGTATGTAATTTCACTTGACAGATAAAAAAATAAGCATACCGGAGTATTCCAGATGCCTATTCTACTTCTTCCGATTCTTATATAGCGCCGTGCAGGTCTTCTTCCCTGCGTAGCTGCCTTTCTTCCATCCAAGCTGTTTCCAGTATGCTCGCAGCATAGTCAGTGTCTTAGGTCCCCAGAGGCCGTCTATCTTTAGAGGTGCCTTTTTTGCGGCTTCACACAGCTGGTTCAGCTTGCGCTGTAGCCACTTTATTGCCTCTTTCCCGGAGGATTTCTTTATGCTCGTATACGGCGGTTTCTCCGCTGCTTTCTTATCCGTAATCTTTCCACCGATAATTCCCTCGGCGATCAGGCGGGCGACCTTTTCCAGGTCCTTGCCTTTCTTGTAATCGTTTTTGTTGTCGCAGAAAAAGGACTCTACCAAAATCGCAGGCGGTTTTGTGCCATTTAGGAAGTACAGGCTGTCCGTCTTCTTTGCTCCCCGGTCCCGGAACAGCGTGGCAAGTTTCTTCTGCACACGCTTTGCGTATGTTTTTCCTGAGCTGGTCTTATAATACACCTCTGCTCCGTACCCTTTGCCGTTGCTGGCGTTCAGATGCAGTTCTACGGCCAGATCGTAATTTTTGCTATTAATAAGCGGCAGTTTATAAGATTTTTCTTCTGACGCTGCTGAAAACTTCTTTTCTGGGCATCGGATCACATCCGCTACCCATCCGGATCTTTCCAGGTACTTCTTTAAAAGAGGTGCTAACTTCTTATTGTACTGGTACTCGTTTGTATACCCTCCGGCAGACGTACACATCCCGTTTTTAAGGATACTGTGGCCCACGGATATTGCTACTCTTTTTGCCATGTTATTATCTCCCTTCTTGTAAAGAAAAGAGGACGATTACTCGCCCTCTTTAAACTTTGTTCTGTTCCAGATTTCCCTTACCTTTTCCCAGCCGCCCATGGCAACCAGAGCAACCACAAACGCCGCAATAAAGGACCCAAATACCATGTACCAGGTGATCACTATCTTAAAATACTGGCAGGCTGCTACAAGGGCCACAGGACACAGGATAAGGGACAGCACAAGCACCTGTAAAGATGTAGGAATCCGGTTCAGAAAAGCAACCTCCTTTGTCACCTGCGTAATAATAGACACCACTGCCGCCAGGATGCCGATAACCATAAATCCGTATGTTGCGTACTGTAATAAGATTTCTAAGTTCATATTCTTTACCTCTTCTTTCTTATTGGTCGATGATACTTTCTAATAGTTCATCCCTTATTTTTTTCATGTTCTCGATGCCATTTCCGGTAATTTGGTGGTTTAGCAATGCAGCCAGGCTCTTAGATTGCTGCCGCTGCATCTCTTCTATCGCCACAATTCTTTTGTAATCCTTTTCCGAATGTTCCTCCAATTTTTCCACTCGATTTTTGAATTTAAAAGCCGGGTGAATGACCTTATAGATCACCGCCCCGGCCCCGCCTATGATACTTATACCGCCGCATATTGCTAAAATTTCTTGTAGCACTACTGCCCTCCTGCTGTCTCTCCTGTCCTTGCGTCCTGTGCTGCGTAGAACTGCTCCGTGAACTCTGCGATTTCCTGCCGCACAGTGGTTTTGTTTGCCTCGTAGAGTACCTTGTTGTGAATTGTCGTGTTTACACTATCTCCTCCGTTCTCCTCTTCGACCGTAGCGTTTATAAACACCACTGGTTTTTCTTTGATTATTACGGTTCCATTCAGGACCGTGCTTTTTTTGATTTCTAACATATTATTCTCCTCTCTATTTAAATTTCATAAGAAATAGCCTATATCGGTACTCATCGAATGCAAAATCACTAAGTTGATCCACGTGTACATGGATTCCAAGCGGTACATTGTCAAGACTTACGCTCAGCAGTGTATCCGAATCTCCGGTTGTATAAATGCCATTCCATGATCCTGATATTTTCCCCTCCGCAGCGCAATAGATCGCCATAGTGTTACTAAAATTATAACCATCTGGATATCTAATTGTAACTCCGGAGCCGTTGATTGTTCCGGTAAGCATTACAATATCCCCTTTTCCGAAGCAAATATCCCTAGCCTCAGCCTTACTATATACTTCCGTTTTATTATAAGCTTCCGTTTTATTATAAACTTCTGATTTATTATAAACTTCTGATTTACTATAAACTTCATCTTTTTTACAAAATTTTTCATCTGCAACGTTAAGACGATCCCTTAATGTTGAATATGTTGTACCATCTGCCGTTGTCCTGGAATCTACGATTTCTGCGTCTGACGGGCTTACACTAGTAAAATTATCTATAAGTTCATCGTATTTTTGTTCAAGAGCAGATTGACGCTCTTGAGTTTGAACACTTGAATCTGTTGCCTGTTTAACTCCATCATGTAAAGATTGTCTTACATCCTTTCCTAATTTAGCATTTAGCAGATTATCTAAAATTTCTTTTATACTTAACATCTTTTTCTCCTTCCCACTATTTTGTCCTCTTCCAGAAATATACCGTTATGTATGGCGGCAAGTTTTTTCCTGTTCCAGTTCCATACGCACCGACTGTGCCCGTAAGAGAATGTTCATGGCTCGCATTGATCCAAAATCCATCTTGGGCTTTTGTTGAGTTTCCCTTACTTGACGGATAATAAAAACTGCTATCCCCTTTGTTTGTTACAATGCCATTGCCCTGCGCAGTCATGCCCCAATTTGCATCCTGTCCAACAAGGTTGTTCATCCCGCCTTGGAGATTCACCCAGTTTGCTTTTCCACTAAAAGAATGTGAATGATTCTGTACTTCTTTATGACCTCCTGATTTTTCTACTACATTGAACTCCTGTTGATTTGTGTCTACACCGACAAGAGTTTTCCCGGTTCCAAACGGGACCCATTCGCCGCCCAGGAACGTCATGGGATTTACATTTACAGTATTAATATAAATGCTGTATACGGGCCAAAGCTTGTTTGTTACTGCATCCATTTCCACCTTGACTTGTTCCGCAGTGTTTGCGGCGTTGTTTGCTGTGTTTACAGCTGTGTTCACGCTCCCAGCCATCCCCTGCACAATGTTCGTCAAATTGGAAGTTCCTGCCACCTTGTCGGTCAGGCTACTGATCGTCCGGCCCAGCACAATCTTATTATTCGCCGGGTTTTCCAGATCAATTTCATACTTGCTGACCAAATAATAAGTAGATACATCGCCCATGGTGCTCAGAAGTCCATGCTGCTGTGACACGCACGGAACCAGATCACCCAGCCTGATAGCATTTATATCTACGTCTATCATATGTAAATCAACGGCGGTCAGCTCAATAGTGATCGCTAAATTTATGCATGATTTTAGGTACTCTTGCGCTTTTTGAAATAGTGTATTCGGGTCACTTGCATCTGGAAAATCTACTTTCTCGAATATCCAACCATAGAGATCTACTGCGCTCTGATTATAGATATAATCTGTTCCGTTGTGACCTGTTGCATTTTTGATTGTCACATTTCCACCTCCCATCGGTATAATAGCTGTTTTAATGTTTTCTGCCTTGGTGTACTTTTTAAGGTCCAACAAGTTTTCTCCAAACCGAATGACCTGGTTACTGACCTTTCCATACTGTTTTACATAGTCCAGATACCGCACTCCATTTTGATACCGGACTCTTAAGTATCCAGGATACTTTTCTATAAAGTTTGTATTAATCAAGTCCCATGTTTTTTCATAATTTGCATCGAAATTATTAATTTTATCTACCCTGTCTATATCTATTGTACCGATTGTAAATTTCTTGCTGTCTTCCACCTGCTGATTATGCTCTGCAATGATATTTTTAAAAATATCTATGTTAGAAGATATAGGCTGAAACTTATTTGTCCTAAAAATATTTTTCCGTTGTACTGAATCAAGTAAAAAAGCCAGTTCTCCTTCACAGGCGATCTGACCAGTTCTCTGAAAGTCTATTTCATCAGTTAAGGACCTGCCCGCAAATAGCAACTCCGAATCCTCATAGACTTCAATTTTTGATTTTAGTTTATTGATAACATCTGCATTCGGATGCCGGGGGAGAATTGAGAAATCAAAGTTGCCGGTCTTGTTAAGTTCCAGTGAAATCTTCGGTTCTAAAAGCATATATTCTTCATCCCGGATGTCGTGCAGCACTTTGTTGTCACATAACACTCTATACATTACAAACTTCCCCCTCTATAATCGACAGATACCGTGCCATTCCCCGTAAAAGTAAGATAGTTGTCTCCTTCACCCAGCCAAATGTCAAATACCTTTGACTTTCCAGCCGAGAGACTGTACGTTTTCCCATTGTATGTTACCTGCATTGCTGCAGAACACACGATCACCGGAACGATCTTCTTTCTGCGCCCCGGAATGTAGAGTTGATAGCTGCCGTCTATCTTCAAATCCTTATACTCCCGAATGATACCTGTTTCAAAATTGAAGTCGTCCCATGTCCAGTCTTCCAAAGAAGAATACTTTTCATATTTGTATGGGTCAACCTCGCCTGACAGTGTGATCTTGCTCTCTGCCTTCTCCGACTTCTCAGAATCCAGTTTGAGGCGTCCTATGTAGTAGAACGCCGGGTCACTGTCCAGAAAAATCTTGTATTTCTGCCCTACCAGGTAGTTTGCAATCTCAGATATCTTTGCGTTCCAGTCAAAGTAATCTTTGTCCAGTTGGTCAAACTCCATGGTAATAGATCTTTGCTTGTACTTCACATCACCCGGCGTCATTGCTTCGGTCAAATCCAAAGAGCCGTCAGCCCCCGGTACGTCTTGCTCGTAGGTTTTCGGTTCCGGGAATCCAAGGGTGATAGACAACCACCCCAAATTCCAGTCTTTCAAAGTGTGCTTTCCTCCAATCTGCACACCTAACGTTCCTCTGTCTTCCATCTATACACCTCCCCTGGCCTTTCTATCGGCCATACTATTCAATCGGCTGTCCATAAACGGGGCCAGCGTCCTTGCCGCCTCTCGGCCCTCTATGTTTGTTACAACCTCTATCTTTTCCGGCCCGGTATAGACCGTCTTCTCTATCGTCGTTGTACCACCGCCTCCGGCATAGACAACCTGCGGCTGCACACTCGCTGTGATCTTGCCCATCTGTCTTGACACCGCTGTTTGCATCCTGCTCTGTAACTCCGGTATATTAAGCTTTGCTTTCGCAAAACGTGCCGCCATGGTATCCGCAACAGTTTCAACTTGCCGATACAGTCTCGGCGCCTCTTTCTCCTGTCCCTTTTCGGCTCCTTGGATCGTAAACTTTCCGATCTGGGCGAATACACGAGATGGGGATTTTATTTTCAGTTCTTTTTTTGCGGCTTTTACAATATCTTTGCAAAGCTTTTTCATGGCTTTGCTCAGATTCCGGGTTTCTCCGGTTATTCCAGCTGCCAAACCTTTAGCAACGTTAGCCCCGGCCTTTTTCATCTCGGCATTCAGATTATCTGTTTCTTTTTTTATTGCTGCTTGATATTCCTTATTAATCTTCTCAAAGTCGTCTTTAAAGAAGGACTCTGAAAAGCTTTCTGCCATGGATTGCTGTTTGTTCCACTTGTCCGTATAAGCTTTCTGTTCTGCCGCCGTAAGGGACTGGAACCACGCCATGTACTGTCGGCCCTCTTCCACATCCATGCCAAGGATACGCTGCATCATGCTGTCAGGAATTTTATTTTCCAGGGATTTCAGCCGTTTCTGATAGTCTTCTATATCATATAAGTTCTGGTCCAGATCGTAGAGACTGCCGTATGCCTGTTGTTTGCTAGTAAGATTGTCTTGCAGGCTTTTGATTTCGTTATACTGCTCCTGATACTTCTCCGAAAGCTCATGGATCTTCTCCTCGGCAATCTTGGTCAGGCGATCCGCTTCTTTCTCAAATGCCGTGTTATAAGCATTTGCGGCCTTTTCTCCGGCCTCTTTTAGCTGCTTTTCCTTCTTTGCATTTGCCGCCTTTAAATCCTTAAGTTCTTCCTTAAGCTTCGCTTTCTTTTTCTTATTCTTCTTTTTGTTGCCCAGCTTATCTATTTTCTTTTGCAGCTTCGCCTCGGCCTTTTCTGACGCTTTTACTTGCTTGTTGTATGCCTGGTCAATTATCTCCTGCACTGTCTCACTTGACCGCTGTTTCGCAATGCTTAGAGAGTCACTCAGACCACTTAAAAGATCACTGCCAATCTCAGAGTAATTACCTTTATATGTAGCATTCTTTGCCGCAGACAGTGCTGTAGAAATGACACCTTGCATTTCTGCTACAAGCTCGCTTTGCCCTTCCCTCACACCCTTTGCGATGCCCTTCGGGATAGTATCACCTTTTAGGATTTTGAACATCTTGCCTGGGGATGGGATGCCCTTCTTTGCGGCTCCTATCGTTACATTTATCACTTTCATGGCTGCTTTTGCTGCTTTCCCGGCATTATCCGTCATTCCAGATGCTATGCCGAGAGTAAGGTATTTTCCGATTGCATTTTTAAACAAAGTAGATGGAGAATGGATTCCCGCCTCTGCTTCTGCCGCCGCTTTCGCCTGCTGAATTACTTTTCGTGCCGCAGAGGATACAACGCCAGAGTTCGCATTGATTCCGGTTGCGATTCCAGAAGAAATATTCTTCCCAACGCTGTTGAACCCGCTTGTACTTACTTTCTTAGCTCCATTGACCGCACTCTGCGCCGCCGTCTTAATCTTTCCTTTATTTGCGGTAACACCGCTGGCAGTTTTGCTTGAAAGTTCTTTTCCTTTTGCCGTGGCCTGCCCGTTTTTTGAAGAAATACCTGAGACATATGCACTGCTGAGTTTTGCCCCTGCCGCTTTGGCCTTAGATGTACCGCCAGAAAATCCGCTCACTGCGGAACTGCTCACCTTTGCAGTTGCCGCCTTGGCCTTTCCTGCGCCCTTAGAAAGTTCGTTCGTAAAAGAACTCTCTGTTTTCTTTCCTGCGCCAGAGTTATTCGTCGCTGAAATCTTTGAATTTTTCTTGATGGAATCGGTGTTTTTCTTTGTTTCTCCGGCTGCCTTGGATGATTCTGTTTTAAAAGGCTTAAAAGATGATGATGCCGATCCGCTGTTGTCTACGGGGTTCACCTTCATATTTGTTTCTATTTTCTTTGCAGAATCCCCTGTGCTTTTTGCTACGCCGTCAATAACGTTCATTAAACCAAAGGCATCTGTTGATAACCCCTGCCCACTCATCATTTGAGTGACTGCATCATCTACACTTGTCTTTCCTTCTGCCACCTTTGTGGCTAACTCTGTCGAGATCTGTGTCCCTTGTAGTCCTGCCTTATCAACCGCTGCCTGGAAATCCATCAGATTTGCTAATGCTTTTGCTGCTTCTGCTGGCTTCATGCTTCCAGAAGTAATTCCATTAGCCAAATATTCCGGTACATGAATACCACCATTTTGTGCCTTTGCCTTTAAATCCTCAAAATTCACGAGATTCTTCACTGCTGATACCGAGGTCGGTACCGCATACTCACCCGACTGGATTCCCTCTGCGATACTGTTCGGAACTTGCACACCCTCAGATTTTGCCTTTTCAATCATGTCAGACCAGTTGATTCCATTTTTCAACTGTTGTGCTGCTGCCTTAAAGGAAATAGACCCGTCTGCCATACCCTGTGACAGATACTCCGGTATCTTCATTCCGGCCTCTTGCATCTTTGCAAGGTCTTCGCTGTTTACCAGATTGTCCAACTTTATTAGCTGTTTTAGTTCTTTTCCAGTCGTTGGATTGGCATAGATGCCGTCTTGGATCCCTTTCCCAATAGATTCCGGAATTTTAGATGCTTTTATGCCTGCTTCTTTTGCAAGATTATCCAGATTTTCTTTAAAATCATTGAAATTTGTTTGTGCGGTAAATTTATCCGTCCATGTTCCCAACTCACCATATACGGATTTTAAATTCTTCTCACTTTTTGTTACTGCATCGTTTGCTTTTGTTAGGTTCTGTTCATATTTTGTTAATGCATCGCCTGCCTTGGCGAGTTCTTCGTTTCCAGAGCCAAGTCCATATTTTTCAACCAGCGTATCAAACTTTTCTTGTGCCTCATTTCTTTTGTCTAAGGCTTTTGTCTGTGTCTCTACTGCCTTTTCATGTGCTATCTCTGCCTCAGCAACTTTTTTGGCGGACTTCTCCATCCCTGCCTGATAAGCCTTTGCTATTGCCTGCTCTTTTAGGGCATCAATGTTCTTCTTAATCGCTTCTGTAGACTTGTTTAGTTTATCTCTCTCTGCGTCATACTTGAGACCAAGTTCCGGCATGAGATCATTCAGTTCTTTTACAACACTTTTGATCCTTGCCTTTGTTCCTGCGCTCTTATTTTCTACTTTGATTAACCTTTGTAACTGGCTAAACAGGTTATCCGCTTCTACACCCTGCGTTCTCGTAGATTCCACAGATTTTTCGTTTTCTTTGTGAAGTGCTTTTATAGATGTTGCCATCTCATCTTGTGCTTTCTTCACTTTTTCGCAAGTCTTTCCGAATTTATCAGCTTCCGTCTCTGCCTGTGGGACAGTCAAGGCATATGCTGCAATTCCAGCGGTCAATGCTCCTGCTGCCAGCACAACCATGCCGATCGGTCCACCAAGGGCTGTACACGCCGCATTAAATGCTCCTGTTGCCGCTGTAGCAAGTGTAATCTTCCCCGTAAAAATTCCAACCACAGTCTGTAATGCTGTAAGTCCTCCCTGCTGTGCCACAAGAGTGATTGCGTTCGCTTTTTCCAGAGCATTGAGTGCTTTTAATGCTGTCCCCAATGCGCTTACACTTCCAGAAACGGCCTGTGCAGCTTTGTAGCCTTTAAGCACAACCAAAAGACTTGTTGCTAACGGAAGTGCCGTCTGCATGTTCTCTCCTAGGAACTTCGCCGCAGATCCCAATACTTTCAGACCGCCACCTGCGACTGTCTTCGCCGCAGATCCAAGGTTTTTGACCATGGTGATCGTCTCTTTCGGGATAATAGATTTAAGGCCATGCGCTTCTACCTGATCCGCCAGTCCTCCGATCGCATCGGATGCCGCCGCTACTCCATCAGCCAAAGGGCCTTTGAGATCGTCACCGACTGCAATACCCAACGCTGTGAACTTATTCCCAAGAATCTTGATTCGGCTTTCCAGAGTTTTATACCTCTGTTTCGCCTCGTTTGTCAGTGCTTTGTTTTCATTCCATGCCTTATTCCCTGTTTTTAAGGCATCTGTAAAGGTTCCAGAAGCACCTGCGGCTCTCAGAAGAGCATCCCTCATACGGATATCAGACAGCCCCATATCGTCCAGTGTCTTAATTGCACTGCCGCCGTTTTTATTAATCTTATCCAAGCCCTGGATAAAGGAAATAATAGCTCCGGCTGCATCCTCTTTAAATGCCTTTGCGAACTGGTCGGAAGACATTCCTGCTACCTGCGCAAACGCCTGTAAATCTTCCCCTCCGCTTGTTGTTGCAAGGTTCATTTTCGACATCAGGGTAGAAAATGCAGATCCTCCGGCTTCCGCTTCGATTCCTACGGAAGAAAGCGCACCTGCAAAGGAGAGGATATCCGCCTCGGACATGCCGACTTGTGAACCAGCACCAGCCAGCCTGAGTGCCATATCCGTGATCTCTTGCTCTGTTGTTGCAAGATTATTTCCAAGGTCTACGATGGTAGAGCCTAAACGGTCAAACTGCGTCTGTGGCATCCCTGTGATGTTTGCCAGCCTTGCCAGAGAAGTAGCCGCCGTATCGGCAGACATGTTCGTGGAATCTCCTAGCATAACCATGGTTTTAGAGAATCCTGCGATATTTTTCGTCTTAATGCCAAGCTGTCCGGCTGCCTCTGCTACCCCTGCGATCTCATTTGCAGAGGTTGGCATCTCTTTCGACATATTTAAAATGTCTTTTCGCATGGTATTCAGTTCTTTATCCGTGGCATTTACTGTCTTTTTCACACCAGCAAAAGCACTTTCAAACGAAATACTTGCTTTCAAAGATGCCGCACCACCCGCAATAACTGCGGCTCCGGTTGCTTTCATTCCGGTAGATACCGCAGATTTTATTTTTCCGGCAGCACCAGACCAATATTTCTCTGCATTTTCCGCACTTTTCTTCGCTTGTGCCTCCGTTTGCTTATAAGACCGCTTCTGTTCCTCTCCGGCCTTTTTCGTGCTCTGCGAGGCTTTCTCTCCGGCTTGCTTTGCGGCTGTTTCCGCTGTCTTCCCGGCTTTTTTTGCCGCCTGTTCTGTTGTTTTGCTTGCTTGTTTTACAGAGGTTTCTGCGGACTTTGCCGCCTGCTTGGTCGCAGTTTCTGCGGATTTCGCCGCTTTTTTCGTCTCTGTGTCCAGTGTTCTCGATAGTTGTTTGAGTTCTTTTTCGGCTTTTTCCGAATTTAACTCAACTTCGATTTCAATACTTCCGTCAGGCATATATTCTCCTTTCTTTTTTGCCTGCGTCTGTCTTCTATGTTCACGTCTCTATCTTCCTGGGCGTAGAGTTCCGCTCCCCTGCAACCTCTGTGTTACAGTGTTTTTATTTATAAAATATTGCTTAGGTCCCCACCGCTCAAAAGGGCCTGCGTAACCTCTTCTTCCAACATCCTGTCTTCTTCGGACACATTCTCCGGTAGCTTATATATTTCTTTCATCTTCTTATAGAACTTTTTCTGTTCCTTATCCATACCTGCGGTATCTGCTGCCCGGTATCCCATCACTTTCGATATTAAGCAGTCTTCTTTTAATCCGGCGAACATGGCCGAGAACTTCCACCAGTGCAATTCGACAGCGTTCAGATCTATGCCGTACTGTTCCATGAATGCAGCATAGATATAATCCGCATCATGAGTAAAGCTATAAATCTGATCCTGTTTCTTTCCTTTTCCGGACTGCTTCTGTTCTTCTGTTTTCCCGCACTGATAAAACCACAACATTTGTGAAATGGCTCCGTCAAGGTCCTCCGGTATCTCTGGATAATACAAAACCAGGCCGCTATTGTATTTCGCAAGCAGCCTGGCTTTTTTCTCGTCTCCATCAAACTCCGGGATATTCAGAATATCTTCCACAAAAAACCGCTGTTCTTCCGTGATGTTTTTATCCTGTATCATCTCCTCAAAACGGATCGACACTCGGAAGTCTGTATTGATCTTATGTTCCTGACCAGCCACCAGAACGGTTTCCGGCAGCTGATCCGTCAGAATATTCATTAGTCACCTGCCATGGACTGGACAAGTTTATTATAAGATTCCACCTGTGCCTCTCGCAGGTTCACAAGTTTGTTAAATGCAGCAACCCGCTCATGGATGTCTGTATCAGAAAACATTTTCTTTGCCGCACCATCTCCCAGCAACTTATCAAATGTCTGGTCAATAATCTTACATTCTGCCCGGACACCCTCTGCATTTAAGGCTCCGTCAATCCCATGTTTCTTTTCATATTCCATTAGTTCTTCAAACGTCTGCTGCTTCACATTGTTAAATCGCTCTATCATATCCGCATCCAGAGCAGAGAATTTAAACTCTGCCCCATTCCATTTAAAAATCTTGTTCATATCCTTTACTCCTCCATGTTCACTGTCTTTTTCTCTATGCTCCTGCTGTTACCGTAATGGCGCAGGTTGCCGTCTTATTTCCATCTGTCGTTGTCACTGTCACATCCGCGGCCCCTGCTGCAACCCCGGTCACTTCCCCAGTATCAGATACCTTTGCAATACCAGTATCCGTGCTGAACCATGTAACTGTCTTGTCTGTAGCATCTGCAGGCTCTACGGTTGCCGTAAGTGTCTCTTTCGCCGCAACTGCAAGGGACAGCGTTGTTTTATTCAACGCCACCCCGGTTACGGCTTTAAGAGGGTGTATCGCCTTTCGCTGTAAATTTCTTAGTGCTGGTATTAAATGTTCCCTCGACTACATCCCCGATACCTAACAGGTTACCTTCACAGTTCATTTCTCCATCTTCGTTTCCAAAGCTGGCTACTTCGATCGCCACGTGGAACTTGCGGGCATGGTAGGTATTCTCTGCGCTTTCCTTCTGGTCCAGATCTACGATCACGTAGTCTGTCTCTGCATCTGCTCCTGTTTTTAAAAGTTCACCGATCTCACAGATATAGGCAATCGCCTCTTCTGATCGAATCTGGTCTGCTGTGTACGGTGCCTGCCACTCGTACCCGGTGATTCCCTTGCTGGTAGATGCATCGTTTACGTACCGTTTTGAACTGGTCTGCGCTCCCGGTTCCTCATTAAGGTCCGTGAACCCTGTCCCCATCAGGACAAAATTTTCTTCCTCTGCGGTCCCAATGTCCAGATAGTTCGCCTGCATCCTTCTCTGTCTTACACTTTTTAATGCCATGTTATACCTTCCTTTCCTGGTAATAAATAAAGCGGCACTGAATCTGATACTTTGCCTTGTCAAGCTCCGTATCAAACGCATAACCGCTCGTAATCGCTTCGATTTTTATTGCTTCCTTACCTTTCTCCAATTCCGGGAACTCCCCGGCCTCAGAGAATTGTTCCAGCCAGTCTGAAAAGTGCTCAAAGAACCCGATGTTTTCAAGGTTCTGCCGCACTTCTTCGCCGTATAGCTCCCGACTGGCAAAATTAAATAGATGTTGCCGTTTGGTATTTCCGACAATATCTTTTTTCAAAACTGTTTGTGATGGAACGGATTCTATCGAGTAGTACGTTGTGTCACTACCCAGGTAATCCACCCCGATCCCTTTGCAATACTCATCTAGATACGGGCATTGCTTAACAATGTTCCGTATAGCCTCCACAATCGTCATTTTGGCTTTCCTCCTACAAACCTCGCAATAGATACCAGAACCTCTCGCCCTCTGTCGGCAAACGCTCTCTTGTCCCAATGTTTTCCACGCAGTCCCTTGCCCTTATTTTCTTCGTAATTCTTCTTTGCATATGGGGTGATGTACTTTATGCAGTACGTTGTCTCAATCGCAGTATTTTTCAGTGGACCGTTGAGAAAAGGGACGTATGCATCCGATATTCTGCGCACTTCATGCACAGCAAGTCTCTGACCGGGACCACCTTTCTGCAGGTTCCTTTCTGTAAGGATTACGTTTGCAGGAGCAATCTTGACTTTTATCTTCATTCAGCCGTCACCTTCCAATGCTGCATTTCCGGGCTGCCGTTGTCGTTCGTCTCTACAACAGCGATGGTCCGTACATCATCATAGGTGTTTTTCATCCGCTCTTCGTCTTTTGCGCTGGTCAGTTCGTCTCCTACGATGCCTTGGACCACCAGGTCCCCAGCTTCGACCGTAAAAAATCCCGTCTTTTCTGGCTCCTGCACAAAGTTTTTCGGTTTCCGGAACTGCTTTTCCGTCTCTACCGCAAACGGGATATAGATTTCTGCCACATCAGCACTTACAATCCCCTTGTCTGTGGGCTGCACGGCTGTGGTATCCTGCCAGTTCACGCCTTTTAGGACTGTCCGGTAATAGCGGTTCGTCCCGGTATCCCGGTCATATACCTTGTTGTAGAGTGTTATGTCTGCGTTTGTAACCATTACCGACACCCCCTGTATAACAACCCGGTATGGATTAAGTACGGATAAGCAGCTGCATACTGTTTCTTTGCTGCTGCCGCCTCTCTTGTTTGTCCGTCCTGCTGTTCCGTCACATAGGATACAGAGACATTTCCAACTGTCTCAGACTTCTTCTCTTTCTGCTCTCCCTCGGCATCGGCTTTATACATAACTTCCGACACCGCACAGGCAGCCAGCCTGACCTCCTCCGGGATCTCTGTATCCTCGATCCTACCGAACGTGATGTACTTTACATAAACACTCGCCCGCAGGATTACAGAGGAAAAGGCAGCCTCCGGTATGGTGCTGCCATGAAAAGTGTCTGTATAGAATGTGTAGTCTGCATACTCTACCATACCGTTTACCTCCTTTTATCACGCTGGCGTACTTGCCTTTGGCGCATAAACAGCAAATGGACAACGTTTCGTTTTGTCCTGCTCCATGGAATTGATCGGGTTTGGAATCTCCCAACCAAGACGCATCACAGCACGCAAAGCAACCATGTCATTCTGCATCAGGTTATACACAATCTCTTTTGTAGAAGGGTCCTGGATCACACCTTCTGTAAAGATCTTGAATGTAATGTCCTGACGGATAGCATATACTGCCTGCTGCATATCCCCCATGATCATTTTGGCCTTTGACGGATCAAACGCCCCGTTACGTGGGAATTGCATTGGATTTCCATCTAATGCATATGGTGTAGAACCCTGCATATCTGTTTTGAACAGCGGTCTGCCGTTTGTGTCCATAAGTTCTCTTAGTTCAGATCTCATTCCAATGTCAGCGATCGCGGCGCTTGGAAAATATCCGCTCTTCTCAATTTTAGCGATCACGCCGTCTTTTCCCATGATGTCCTTATACATATTTGACGTTTCTGTTACAACTGCTTCTGCATTGGTTGCCGTAGTAAAGATATCGTCTCTCCATGACGCTGGTTTATCCACGCCAAAAAGAACCGCTCCGTCAACTTTCTTACCAAATGCCTCTACAAGCCTTGGTTTTACTTCTCCCCAAATATCGTAATCTGCATCATCTAAGACTGCTTCAGGGATCGGTACAATGACTGCGATCTCCTCGGCATAGATCTTTTTCTTATCCCATGCCATTTTTGTTGTCTGTTTTGTCCCGGTGTCTCCGTTCACAAAGTAAGCAACCGGCAGCATATCAAGTACCGGCTGTACTAAAGTCTTCCTTGACATGTTCGGCAACTTCCTGAAAGTAGAGAGTACCGTAGAACTTTCTGTTACTCCCTGGATAATTTCTCTGCTTGTTTCTTCGGGGATCAGTGCATCTGCCCCACCCCGGTCAATGATATTCGCACTTCCAGCAAAAAACTGGATGTTCATTGGGATTCCATTTTTCTTCAAGATGATTTCCTCCTATCTCTTTATTGAATTTCTAATAATATCGTTGATCTGATCATTTATAGACGGCTGTCCTTCTTTCCCACCGTTCTGACTTCCAAAGGACACTCTCATCTGGCCCCCAGACTGCCCTGCATATTTGGGATTTTCTTTTAAGAACAGATCAAGTGCCTTTGAAAAATCCGTCTTTTCATCTACCAGTTTCCCGGCCTTGAACAGGACATAGTCAAGATCATCCGCATTAATACCTTTTTGTGTTGCGATCTTCTCTCGGTTTGACTGTTCAATCTTCTTATTTGCTTCATCAAGTTGTGTTTGTAGTTTTTTGGGGTCCGGCTGGCTTGCTGCCCTTGCGGTTTTGTAGTCTGCAATCGCTTGTGTAATTTCTTCGCTGCTCATTCCCTGCTGCTGAAAAAAACTCCTTAGCGCCGAATTGGTCGCCCTGGTCTCTCTTGCCTCTACAATCGCATCCAGCTGGTCTTGTGTATAAGATGCTCCGGTTGTCTGCGCTCCGGTTCCGCCTCCGGCGTTCTGATTTCCTTCCTGGCCGCCGTTGCCACCTTCTCCTCCGTCTCCGCCATCTGCAAAGAACTGGATATTCATTGGGATCATATTTTTCATACTCGTTCCTTTCCGTATCTGTTCGTCAACATCCCGTGGGCAGTTTTTGGCCTTAACCACGTTTTGGGCATAAAAATAACACGCCTTAAGCGTGCTTGATTTCCTGTATAAGTTGCTCTATCTGCCGGATATACTTCTGATTGCTTGTAACCCGGATATGGCTTTCCAGTGTTCGCAAGTTGCGGCTCCTTGGAAGTCTGCGACGCTCCACGTTGGATTTTATAACCAAGGATACCCGTTTACTCCGGCAGTGGGTGTGAAGCGCAAAATTGTCCGGATTGTATAGAATCCATTCTCCTGTTTTTCTGTGCGATCTTTTAAGTTTTAATACACCGCTCCCTCCTCTCTAATAGCATAACAAAAGCACCCATCTCTGGATGCTTTCTACACTGACTCTACTCGTTTTTTGTAATATCCCCATCAAAAAGTGCGGCTTGACCGCAGTTTTGACATTTAAAGCAAATAGTGTTTCTTCCAAATTGTAATTTTTCAACCTTCACATTTTCCGCCCCACAGAATGGACACTTCCCGGCGTCCCCATTCTTTTGATAAGATATCAAATTTTCTAACCATTTCATGGCTCCACCCTCTTTCTGACTATATTATACCAAAATTCTTCAAACTTGTAAGCCTGTTTTTCCATTTCTGCTAAATGATCTTGTGTATACTTTTTCCCGTACTTCCGAAGCTGTAAAACATGGCATCTTTCATGGATGATTGTCCTTACCAGTTCTTTTTCATCTTTAAATGCCCTTGGAAAAAGGTCAATCCTTCCTATGTTATCATAGTCCGTACTTCCAAGATAATGTAGCTTTATAAGCTCTTCATTTCTTTGTATTTTTATTGTTAAATCTCTTATTTCAAGTCCATATTTTTTAGAGATTTTATCGACACTTCTTTTCTGTAATGGTATTTCTAATCCTGCGAATTTTCCAGTATTCTTTTCCTTCCTTGTAAGTTTTGCCGCCCATACAGCCTTTTGTGCCACGCTCCGGTTGAATCCCACAATATTTCCACTACTGTCCAGAACTGCATGAACCTGAGTCCTTGCAGATTCTACCCGGCGGCCCGTCTGCCTGCAAAACTCTTTTAGCTTCTTTTCCTGCTCCTTGAGCCGTACAGATTCGGATTCAAAACGCTGTTGTAAGGTATTTTTCAGAACATCATCATCGCCTGCTGCCTTGATCCCGGCATCGTATCCGGTCAGCTTGCGCTTTGTGTTCCTGATTTGCCGCTCCTGGAAACGCTGCATCTGCGAGACTTCGTATTCTGTATAGTTCTTTCCTCCGTATGTATAGCTACTTTCCTGGTATTCTTGTAGCATCTTATCTGTATATGCAGGAACAGATACCCCAGGTATAAATGCATAGAAGTTATGACGGCAGTTCCATCCGCACAGCCCTGGCCCTGTTCCATATCCGGTACTTTCGTAAAACGGCGGATACTTGGGATCTTTCCCAGAGATACAGAAAACCTTCCCTTGCCAGACTTCATGCTCCGGCCTGGCCCCGCTGTGTGCCGTAGTCTCGACATAGTCACAGTCCATTTCTTTGGCATATTCCAGGTTCAGCTGTGCCGCCGACTGGTTTACTCCGGTCAGCACACTGCGCCTGACTGCAACATCCAGTTTATCGGTATGACCAGATGGATATAATACCTCTGTACCCTGTACTGCTGCCTCTTTGATCGCATCTGCTATGGCCTTATCATAGCTGAAAGCCCCCGTTTGCACTTTCAGCATAGCACTATTGCAGGCGTTTATATATGCGCTCTGGGCCTTGTTTGCAGTCGTTAGAGTAAGATTGCTAATCTCTCCTTTGGTCTTCCGGAAGTTTGCATTTAAAATCTTCTGCATTTCTTCCGACTGGTGTAATTCGATCGGTTTTTTCCCTGCACGTTTGTAGATCACAGATTCATTTTTTATGTTTTTTACTCCGGATTCTTCAAACAACCGCTTAACTTCCCGGTCTGTATACCCGGACACTTGGCCAATCCGTTTGATTGCGTCCTGATAGACAACTCCTGAGTTCTGTAAAACATACGCCTGATGCTTTGCCGTGTCTGTGATCTGCTTTGTTTTTACTATTCGGCGGGCAATGTCTCCGATAATAGCCGCTGACAGTTCATCTATTAGAGCAAGCAACTGATCTGAAAATTTCTCTAAGTATTCCGGATCAAGCATCTGTTATCACCTACTCTTCTCGAATATCCAGCGGTTCTTCTGCCTGCTGCGGCATCATCTTCGTTGCTTCCGCCTCATCCACGCCATACCGCCACATCAGGTATTGTACCTTGTCAATGATCCCTGCGCTGACCTCCTGCATCCTTATCGTCTGTTCTGTATTGCTATCAACAATGATAGAATCATCAAATTTAATCGTAGCCTCTGAATCTATATTCAGGGACAATCCGGTTTCATTTCCCAGCCGCAGGATGATTCGTATCAACTCTTTTAAAACAGATTCCAGAATAATCTCATGCTTACATATAGACCGGTACAGGTTAGAGTTCTCGGATATGACCTGCGTTGCCGTAGTCAGGTTTCCACTGTCAAACTTGTAATACTTCTCGCCAAGCCCTGCCTTGGTAGAAAAGATATTCAGGTTGTCATTTAGCCCTTGCTGGTGCTCGGCGGCTCTTAGAGACATATCTATTTCTTTCAGGAGTTGGTCTGTTGCTCCATCATCCTCCGGCATCTGGTAGAATACTACGTCTTTATCGTCAAATGCGGGTGTGCCAAATATATCTTGTGAGACCATGTCTGGCCTGACAAAGATCCTCTTCTTTCCCAGCACAAACTCATTGATATAGGAATCATATACAATGTCTATCCCCTGCATCACATCCTCCGCATTGGCATAAACACTGATCCCCATGGGATTATCCGGGTCAATGTTATTTGCAATATTGAGACGGTCGATCACAAACTGTTTTTCCGTTGTCCCGGTGTAGATCACGGGAACCATTCCAGTAAACGCAGTGATCTCGTTCCAATCCGTGACTTCTTTCATAGAGCCGTTTGTAGCATCTACGACCTCGTTACGGATCTTGTACTGAAAAAATCCATCCGCACTGTTTTCAAGTTCATGATATTGCAGATGTGCATACTTCTTTCTGTTACAGTTCTTATAACTCACAAAGCAACATTCTGTAATTGAACCATTCTCCCAAGAAAGCGGATAAATATTTGGGGCTGTGTAATAATTTATCCTTACTCTTCCTCCGCCTTTGATATCACCTGCATCATTAATCACAACATCGTCCAGGTATGGAACAATCGCTACTGTACCAAGGGCTGCTTTCTTTTCCTGTCCCTCGTTCATGCGGACTGTAAAGTTATTCTCTTCAAGAATCTGTGTGATAAATTCATCTGCTGCCTGATCATCCAAGGTGATCGACACCTTCTCGTTGAACAGCAGATCTGCCCAATCCTCCGATACCTTTTTCCCCATTCCAAGTGTTTTCCTCTTACACCGGATCTGGTTCTTCCCGTTATATACCTTGTAATTGTGAAAGTTCTTGACCTCTCCCTCATACCAGGATTTCCACTGGTGGATATGTCCGTAAAAACTGCCATCCACGGAGTCATATCCTTTCTTATTTAGATACTGTAAAACATTCATGATGCATCATCCTCTCTATCTGCTGCCGGAAGAAACATCCTAACCCACTTCCAAAGTCCCATGATGCAGTATCTTGTAGCATCCTGGCAATGGTCATTTTCTTTCAGAGGTTCTTCCTTTCCTTTTTCTATGCTCTCCGGTTTATATCCATACAGCTCCATCTCTTCTGCCAGATGCTTCTGCTCTGGACAAAAAGAAAGCACCTGGAAGGACATGAGCTTTTGCACTCTTCCGATGCCTGTTTTTACGGTATTGTCCGCATCTACTATCTTGATCCTTGGTACTTGCCGTTTTATCTCTTCTGCCAATCCTTTCGCAGACGGATCAATGAATGCCATTCGGACATAGCAGTGATATTTCTTTTCTATCTCTGCTACAAATGCCTTGAAGTCTTGGGCGTATTCAGATGGGGACTTTTGCCCCTCTTCCCTGCCGCAGTGATAATACTCTGCAAGGCCCATGACTTTCTTCTGATGCAGATAGATCCCGTAGGGTTGATAGGTGGTAGCGTTCATCTGTCCATAGTCTATGCCGATGCCTATCACATCAGGACGATCCTGAGGTGCTTTGATATGCAACGCCTTGTTGAACATGTAATAGATCAACTCATCCAGACCGATGCTCTGACCAAGCCACACCCAGTTATATAGGCGTTCGTCCATCTGTTTCATGATCTCGGCAGATTCTATGAGCTTCTTACCAAGCCAGGAAACAGGAACATCCCTATAATCCACATGGATATGAAGCACATCCGGACGCTCTTTCATCTTCTCCAGCCACTTTATGACTGGGGCCGCTGGATTTTTCGGAGGGTTGAAAAAGTATACCATCTGGAACTCTTCATCGTTTCCACGGATAAAGGTTGCTTCTATATTGGACAGTTCGTCTTCCCCGTCTCCTTTATCGAAGAACTCCGTCAGCTCGTCAATAACAACTCTCTTGATCGGCTTACTCTCGTCAATCATTCCCTTTGTATCGTCGATACTGTCGTTCCCGGTAAAATAAATGGTGTTTCCATTCTTTTTATACTGGATCTCCATGGGACTGACTGTGATCTTGAAATCCCTCTTTTTGTTAAGCCCGAGCCTGTGAATCCCTCGGAGTGTTTCTTTATATACCGTTTTTTTCAGCTTATTGTGAAATTTCCTCATGACCACAGTAGAACAGTTATCGTCTGAGATGATCTTATAGATATCCCGTATGCCGCCAAAGGAGGATTTTGTCCCGGCACGTCCAGATGTAATGATTAAATGTGTGTGTTCTGTGTCATTGAACGCTTCCCGGAATTTCGGAATAATAAGATCACTAATCCGTATTTCTTTAGACATCGTTTATAATCACCACCTGGTCATTTTCCCCGTCATCCTTATCGGACTCTAACTTCCTGCGCTGTGCCTGCAGCAATTTAACCTTTTCTTGCTGCTCAGGTGTCGCAAGATCCATGTGATCGCTAATCCATTGTATGGCTTTCATTCGGTCAGCCAGCTTCACCTTTACACCGTCCTTGCCCTTTGAAACCTCTGATAACAGTGTTCCATCTACCTCTCCAGCATTCTTTATATTTACATAAGATATGGTCATAGGCCCATTATCCGTTTCTATTTCCATGTTCCCAAAGTCGGCAAAGTCGGTTATATCTGCCCGGGCAATATCTAAATACCATTGAAATACGTCTGAACCTTCCAGCATCGCTTTATTAAGCCTGCCCTGCTTTAGTTGCTGTATTTCCTCTTTGATTCGTGTATTTCTGAGTAGCCCTGGACCGTTTGTGAGTGCCGTTTCATATCTGCATCCATAGGCTTTCTGATATGCCTTTGTAGCATTAAAGCATCTGACATACTGTAAACAAAAAAGCCGTTGCTTATCGGTTAGATCAGGATTGTTTACTACCTGTTCTACTTCCGGTGCAATGGCTTCTTTCTGTTCTGTTTCCTGTTTCCGAACGTTCGCTTTCTTTCCCGAACGTTCGCTATCCCATCCCTGAGTGCTTTTCCATCGTCTCACGGTCCCAGGGGGCTTTCCGATCTCTTTTGCTATATCTACCAGATTCATACCTTGCTTATACATCTGCTCTGCCTTTATGGAATCCGGACTTCTGCTCCTTGGCACTTTTCTTTCACCCCTTATTATCTTCCCATCTGTCTAATCCATGCCTCTACTTCTTTTTCGTTGTAACTTAGCTGTTCCAGCACTGTTACAAGAGGAACTGTCTGGTTCAAAAATATCTGTTCATATGCATACCGCATACATCTTGCTATTTCCTCGTACATCACAGCTCCCGTTGCCCCTCCGAACGCCGGGATCATAGCCGTTTGCACCCCTAGCTTTTTCAGCTCAATAAGGCTGCTTCTCATACAGTTGTAGATAACGGATTTATCTACAACTATTTCTGGTATTCTCATTGTTGGGGAGTATACAAGATACTTACCTCCAGCTTTGACTGTCGTTGCACTTCCAGGCGGCAGTTCTCCATACCAATCTTTCTGTATTTTCTTTTGCAAGTCTTCTTGTGCCTTCATCCCGAAATAATTTCTTATTTCCAGATCCAGCCCGCCATCCATAATCCCGAAACTATTTCCAGGCGCTACGATTGCCTCTGGTTTATACTCTTTTATGAAAACTTGAAAATCACCAGTAACAATCTCAACATTTTGGTATTGAAATGTTTTTTTCCATGCTTCTGTCATATATCTATTCGAATCTAATAAATACAGTTTCATGAACACCCTCTTGGATAATATGTGCGTTCTTCAAGTTGCTTCTTTACATTTTCCATTACAGCTTTAGCAACTTTGCTTGAATCAACTGTGACTTCTTTCGTTACAATATTGCCCTCCGGCAGGTCAATAGCGTCCACATCGATAAATGCCTGCAACATCTTTGGAAATTGCAATGCGATCCAGTCTGTGATTTCCTCTGACTGTCCCCATGCTTTCACATTGCCGCTATTGCTCCATAAGCCACTCTCGTACAAAAACGCATGAACAATTTCGTGTCGCAGAACTTTTTTCCTGTAAGAGTCCAGATCCTTGATACTGTCTCTATCGCTTTCTCCAAAGTCTGCGATCCATATTTCTTTAATCGAATGATCCATACATCCGTCACCTTCTAGAGGCATGTCTTCCTGTGGCACATCCATTTTGATCGTGTACTCTGTTCCTAATACATTTACCTTCTGCATACTTACCTCCTTTTCTACAACGGAGAATGAAGGACTCGAACCTCCGCACCCCGTAGGGTGTACCGGTTAGCCACCGGGCGCATTACCATTCTGCCAATTCTCCATACGGGCTTAGCCCGTAGCAATATATTTTATGTGCCATGCCAGGCACACCGTGTTCTTAGAATAATTATTTTTTGTATAGGATAGAACACAGAAGACCCATTACAGTTGTAAAGTTTTGCTCCTTAAAAACCACCTGTGCGCCCTCGTTTCGTACGCACGTTCCTTAATTGCTCCAGAGCCATTCGCATGTTGCATCTTCCACGTAAATACAACTTTTTTGCGAATGAGTTTTTGCGACCCGCATCGTGGAACTTTATTGGGCCGCCGTCTAGGTGTAAAAAGCGGATGTCCCGGAATCGAACCGGGATGAAGGGAGCGACCCTTCCGTCTGCCATTGACATAACATCCACATAAAAAGACCCGGGGCCCAAAGGACACCCGAGTACGTTCCTATTAATTAGATATCGTCTTCTACTAATTCATATGTGGATTCAAAAATATCAGGTTTACATGGATATTTTTCTCCTTGCACTCCTGTTATAATCCAATCTCCCGGAGATGCTTTCATATCTCCTTCTAATGTTGGAATAATTACTTCTACATCTGTTTGGTATGCTTCTATCACTACTGACTTTTTCCTATACTTCATCTTTGTCCTTTCTGTTTTACGGCATAAAAATACCCCGATACCTTAGAGATACCGGAGCAATGTAAATAATTATAGAGGTTTCAATACGCCTTGCGTTGTTGTTTATCATTTGAGGTGCCGCCGTGACACCCCGTTATAAAAAACGTTAAGAGGAAGCAAGAAAAACAACTGTTATAGTTATTCTAGTTGCTCTATTATAATTATATCACTCCTTTTATGTTAATTGTGTTAATCTTTCAAATATTCTTTGATTATCTGTGAAATTCGGCTGCGGCTGTATCCCACTTGGTCCGCAACCTCCTGCTGTTTTTTTTCTTCTAAGAATGTAAGTTCAAATATCTGCCGGACTGTGCTGTCCGGTATAGCGGAAATAAACTCTTCTACCTCTAACACAGCACACATTGCTGTTATCTTTCGTGATGTTTTCATTCGGATCAATTTTTTTATTTGATCCGATTCCCCAGGTTCGTCCATGTATACACTTGGTCGTGTCTCTATGTACGGAAACTCCGGGCTTGATCCTCTTACTTTTCCCAATACCGTGGGTATATTCTTTTGTCTGTCATAGAGCTGATCTAATTTTGTGTCAATCAGCTCTATTTCCCTCCTGAGTGCACCGTACTGTTTAAGCCTCTTTTTTGTCACTCCTCGTCCTCCCCGTAGTGATATAACATCTCAAGTTCATTTTTATCTGCCGCAATGACAAGCAGCAGAGAAAGCAAAGTAATGATGTTTACTCCTGGTATAAACAGGAAAAACAAAAGTTTGATTCTGCTTGCCGCCCAGCTTAATCTGCCCGTTTTCTTTGTCTTGATCCCTTTAGCCTTTTTCTTAATCTTCTGTCGGAACATGCAGTAGATTCCGATATATGCCACTAATAGCAATGCTGAAAATCCTAAATGAAAATTAATTAACCACATCGTATCCCCTCCTTATTTCACCCTGGCTTGTTCTATATTTCTGATAATAACCGTGCTCCCTCCGCCCGGTTCTTCTACAATCTCTATATTCTCTTTCGTGATGTATTCCTCAATAGGTATCTTGATTTCGACCCCGGTATCCGTCTCTATTGTGATGTATTCAAGGCCTCTGACCGTATTTCCTTTCCCGACTGCAAACCTGTCATACTGCATGTCATAGCGCTCCATCCTATCATCAAAGATTTGCCTCTTCTCTGCATCGTCTCCAAAGATCCGGTCACCGATCTCATTGATATAAAACTCATTTTTCTCCGCAAATTCTTCTCTTAGCTTGCTTTTAGCATCCATACGGTTCTTCAAAGGCTCATTTTCATAACGGTTATTGATGTCTGTGATGACCTTGTTTAAGATCTGGAATTTCTTTTTGGGAGCCAGATCTGTGTAGCATTTGAGAAACCTCTCTGACAGGTAGTTGATCTTATCTCCTGCAAGCATTTCATATTTCTTTTCTACCAGCTGCAAATTATGCTCTAAAAGATCCATGATGACTGCCTCTGTGAGCCTTGCCCCGCCCATTGGCATGATCCGCTGCTTTACGATGTAATTGACCTCATTCTCTGCCTCTTTATGTACGTATGTATCCTTATAGTTCATTTTCAGAAGAGCCAGGTATACGACACTGTGTAGCTGGAAACTGACTACAATCAGATCCGCCGCCGGGATCGTCACACTGTCGCACATGATGTCAAAAAGGCTTTCCGCCAGCTTCCGGCTGACCGCTATGAAACTATCGTCTTCCTTTTCCTGCATATCTTCCAGCAGTGCCGGGATCGGAGAAAGGCTACCATCAAACTTGCATTTCTTTGTATCATCGCTGTCCAGAATCTTAAAGATATGGCCCCTAACAAATTCCATGAGGTCTGGTCCCATATCTAGCAGATCATTAGACAGGCCAAGGTATCCGTTATGGCTGTCAAGGATATGAATGATCCCTTTTCTGATGATAATGTCGTCTTTTTCTATTTTCTGCATTTTTATCTCCCTCCATTTTAAATAAAATCAAATATGTCCATTTGATCTGTTTTGTAGTTCATCCACAGAGTTTCCGTCCTCGGCAGTCCTGCCTCTGCCTGTGTCTTTTTCTGTACTTTCTTCCACCCGGACAGATAACTGTTATATAGATCGTTGTCATAACCGGATAGCAGGACTTTTCCCGGATGCCCCGCAAGGATCTCTAAAAGTTCTACATGCTCCGCATTTTCCATCTCATGTTTGTAAAGATAATTCTTCCGTGTCCCGTGAAGATATGGCGGATCTGCATATATAAAAACATCCTTTGTGTCGTATCTCCTTATAAGCTCTACCGCTGGCAAGTTTTCTATTTGCACCCCGTTTAGGCGTTTCGCCGCCATAAGTAATGTTTCCGGAAGGATACTCCACGCCGCCGCTGGGTTAGGTGAGTTCTGTTGTTGCCCGCTTTTCCATCCGTTATGATATAGGTTTGCACATCCAAATCCCTGCCAGCAGCGAATACAGAACTTTCTCGCCCGCTCTAACTCCGTGTCTGATGTATTTTCTATGTATGAATTGTCGTATTCTTCCCTGGAATATGGAGTCAGTTCAATATACTCTTTTAGTGCATCCGGTTCATCCCTGAGTATCTTAAAATAATTAACAACCTCCCCATGAAGATCATTAACCGTTTCTATGTGGCTGCGTGACTTATTAAAAAGTACCGCTCCACTGCCGAAAAACGGCTCAAGATAAACCATGTGTTTTGGTATATATTCACAAATCCAGTTTGCAAGCCGGTTCTTGGCTCCTGGATATTTTAATACTGCTTTCATCTGTTCAGAGGAGCCGGTGCGCATCTTCCCGGGAGGCTCCGTCCTCCTTCCTTCATAAAATCTCAGTTTAGTTCATTGGCATCTCATACAGATCAGTGGTTTTGTTCCACCCACTTGTTGTGATTTCTGAAAAGATTTCACAAACTCTTTTTTTGTCACGGTACTTACCAAGTATATATTTTTGTTCTGGATTCTTATTATCTAAACATTTTATATTTAGGCCGCTCGTCTCAATCTCGTGTACATCGTATACGACCCCTTCTTGTGATTTAATTTTCACATGATCCCTCCTAAATTTTTAAGTTATGATCCTCTTCCACGCCAAGTAAATCTAAAATGATTTCCTTGAGTTCCCTTTCTGTGTATCCATCTTCACATTCCCCATAATAGCTGCTGAAAATATCTTCTGCCTCCTTTTGAGAGAAATCGACTGTCCAATTATCCATAATTTCCTCCTCAAATCCTAAGTTTGCCGGTGCTGGCTCCCAGCTTTGGCTCTTGCCCAATCAACGGCCCCGGCTGCCGTCCAACTTTGGCATGGCGCTCCCGTTGCTTTCTCGGCGCGTTATCAGCTCACCCTCTTTTTTATTTCCTATCAGGTTTTTGCTCCTGAGATTTTTTACAAGGTCCCTCGTTCGTCCTTGCCCCGTATAGCCGATAGGTCAGCAAAATTTTAAACTTTGTTTCATAATCTCATCTAAGCAGGCGTTCCAGCCTACATTTTCCGGCACCGGAACTTTCCATGTTCCCTTTGTACTTCCTTCGCATTTGCGTTCTTTTACTTCTGTCTTTTTCTCTGGCAATTCCCGGAGTGGGCACCAATTTGGTTTGCTGCCCAAATTTTCTATATATTTTTGTGCCGCCATGCACCTATATCTTACCGGGTCTGTCGCTTTTGCAAACCAAAATTTGCATCCATGGCAATACTCCGGCATATCTATGATCAATGCTGCTTTCATAAAATTCCTCCTTTAAATCTTAATTTTATTAGGGTTCCACCAACTTATTTTCTTTTACATTCTTTCGCAGTATCCATCTTCATAAAATTCTTGGGTAATATTCATAACATAAAATTTTACGTTATGTTTTGTTTCCCATAATAAATTGTTTGAACTCCCTTTTTCTTTTAAAATTTCTAATTTACCGTTATGTAGACTATTAGCAACTCTAATAACAAATTCGTCTTTATTTGAATAATAGCTTTTTGATGTTAAAGAAAAAACATGCTTATTAGATATAGAACTTTTGTAATGTTCGCATTTTTCTTGCAAATCGACCATTAATACAATGTTTCCATTTGCGATATATTTAAGAACCTCGGACGGTGTAAGTTCAATTTTTGAAGGATATTCTACCCTGTCAGAATTGCTTACTAGTTGATTTTCTATTAATATGTTAATACCACCACTTCTTACATATTCTTCATATTTAATTCCCATTTTCTTACCTCCATTTAATCTCAATTTTGTTGATTATTCTCCTATTCCCAAAACGCTGATAATTCATTTTCTTCATATCCTTCAATCATTGAATCCTGCCTGGAAGTCTCTACACCGTGTAATTCGATGTTGAGTTCCAGTTCTCCGGTATACCAATTACGATGGAAATAAAAATCTGTAATATCCTGGTCTTTACAATTATTAATGATTTTTATTAAGTCTTCCTTTAACATCACTCATACTTTGAAAGAATGTTCAGCACCCTTTCAAACTCCTTTGATCTTTCATCTTTGTTCTTCCAGTCCAGTTCAGTCCCACAATACGGACAATTTTTATATTCTTCTATGATTCCATGCTGACATTCAGGACATTGATAGTCCCTCATTTGTGTTCCATCATGCATCATGCATGAAACCAATTCTGGCCTCCCCACCTTAACAAGTTTTAATTTTCTCACTATTATTCCTCCTTCATGATCCATTTTTTTAAAAATTTCCTGTTATCTCTCTTAGACAGGCATTCCATCCTTCTGCTCTGGCAGAATTAACAATCGTCTGCCCACACTCTTCGCTTTTAGCCTCCGGAAGTTCCCGAAGAGGACAGTTATTTAATAAGTCACTCAAAGAATCCGCATCAAAATTTTGGTATTCATCCTGCAAAATGCATTCATCACTTCCGTTTAACATATCGCAGTATAAACAATTTTCTGGCTTCTCAATAATGGCAATTACTTTCACCTTTCTACCTCCTAAATTCTAATTTATTGGCCTTCCGCAATGCGGACAATATCGTATATGTGCTTCTTGTATTTCATCACCGTGTGTTTTTCCACTCCGCATACGATTCCTCATGCATAAAATGCTTCCTGGTTCACATGCAATTATGCATGCATTTCTAGCTGGGCATTTGCTACATTTTTCCACGTTTACAGCCATCTTTCTTCCTCCTTAAATCTTAATCTTCCAAACTGTACGGGTCGTGCTTTCTCCATGCAATCACCTTTTCATAATCTGCAAGCTCGCGCCATTCGGATTCTTCTGTATAGTAATCATCCTTATGTGCAAACCATATGGTTTGTTCAATCCTGTCGCCTGTTTCGGTGTTTTCTATTGTCACGCAGTAATAATCGCTTTCATCCGGCAATCGCTCCGATACCGGAATCCACCCCGTCAGCAACTCCCCATCCATAATCTCTTCCGGTGTAAGCCCGGTGTCTTCATATTTTTTTAGCGCCCAGTATATTGTCATAGCCTCTTTTCTTACCGCTCTTGCATCTATCACTGTTCGTCTTATTCCACCCTCTATATGTTCGTCCGGAATAGTTAGTCTATCCATATTTCCCTCCTCCACTAAATTTTTAACTTACACCTCTGACTTAGTTTCTGCCCACAGCCGATCCAAGTACCACCTTGACTTTTCCAGATCCTCTGTTGCCTTTCCTTTCTTGTCATACCGCCACAAATATTTCATTGCATTTCCCTTTAGGAAGCCGCAAAATTCGGCGTGCGACATGCTTGCCTTTAGTGCATCTATACATTCAATTTCCCCGCTTGTGTAATGATCTGGATGGTTTACCGGATCCGCCTCGTTCCCCTCCCAATATTTGCATTTATGATTCTCTGTAATAGCCCCGCTTATTACACTTTCACAATTTCGGCATGTTTTCTCTATAGCATCGTAAAAATAGCATGTTCCGCACCATTTATCTTGTATTTTCATATTCCCTCCTTCCTGCCCGCCGGAGCGGGCTGTAAAACAGGATGCCTACTGGTTTCTAAGTTTCTGTGTGATATATATAGACCCTACATGGGTAAATACCTACTTCTTTTCAATCTTTACCCCGGTTTCTTCAAAGATTGTTTGTATTAGGTCTTCTAATGAAACATAGCCCTTTTCAAAGCTGTCATACAGCTCAAGAACTGCATCTGCAAACTTTTCTATTCGCTTGCGTCCAAACCCAAACTGGTCATGCAATGCCATAACCGGGATGCCCAGCATCAGGATAAAGGCCCTTTCCATTGCTTCTTTGGCTACATCTTCTTTCAATGTTTTGATCTGCTTGCGGCCTTTGATCTCTCTGCCCTCTCTTGTTCTTCTTTCCGGTATAAAGAAATCCAGTTCTTGATCGTTGAGGCAGGAATACCATATTTCTTGCTTATTTTCGCTACATTTGCCTCTCCATGCAGATACATTTCCAGCACTTTCTTTTTAATCTCCTCTGAGTATTTGCTACTCCACATTTGCGCTCTCCTTAACTATCCGGTATACTGCCGCCTTTCTCCCGGTTTTACTGTCCTTTCTCTTTCCGCATACCTCTACAATGCCCTCTTGAGTCATCTCCGTAAGACGTGGGGCCGTCTCGTCTCTGGCGGGTGTTAAAACCCGCTTTTCCCTGTATAACACCTCTGCGATCTCCCTGGCGGTTGCTGGGCCATAGGAAAGTTGTTCCAGGATCATCTCTCTTTTTTTATCCCGCTTTACAAGCCCGTTTGATTCCCGTCGGGTCTGCTTTGTAATCTGACTGCTTCTATAAGAAGTTTCGCAGTCAGGTAAGTTCCTCTGTTCCATGGTTCCCTCCTATCTGCCGTTCAAAGAGCTGTTTTTCTAGCTCATCATAGTCATAGTCACGTTCCTCAAAGTTGTGGAACTGGTTATTTTTCGGCTTCTGTGCAATCACGGCTGGTTTTTCGTAGTTCTCGTCCAGGTAATCTATATACCCGCTATTGAAGAACGTGCTGCCATTTTGTGTCTTTTTCCATGTCTGCTGTTCTAATTCCTCGATGTACCTCGCCATAGCCCGTTGCATTTCCTCCTCACCAATCTCGGCGATCTTCTTTTTCTTTGCATCGGATACTTGGCCTTTTCCCCGTTTGTTCGGGTATGCTTTCCACAGGCGTTCAAACAGTGCATTTGCGTCAGCCTTGCACAATGTATTTATATCTTTTTCATTAACATTATCTTTATCATTACTCTTTATCGGGTTTTCTGGGTTCTGTTCGGTTTTAGAAAAAACCAATGGGTTTTTTGGGTTTTCTGTATTTCCCTTAGGTTTCTTCGGTCTGCCTCCCTTTTTCCCGTTCTCCCGGTTGGCAGCAACCCGACTTTCATATTTTTCGCTGTCCCTGTCCATCTGCGACCGGATGAAGGAGAAAGCCATCTGAGTTATTCCATCCAGTTCCGGGATCTCTCCCGCTTCGGAGTAGTCGATCAGGGCCATAAGCAGTTGCCCTCTTTGCTCATCTGTTAACAACTTTAAATGTTCCCGATACTCGTGATAAATCAGGAAACTATTTTTCTGCAATCACCCCACCTCTTCCTCCTCGATATATATTTCAATTCGTGGATTTTTCGGATCAATATAAAACTTGTCGTCAAATCCGCTTATGTATTTCTGTCCATCGTCCGGGAATATTCCGGCAGTTACCAGGGAGTCCAAGATAAATTTTTTAGCAAAAGCTATATTGTCCGGGTCCCTGCGGCGGTTCTTCTCGTACCATTTAAAAGAGATATGGACCGGGAAATTTATCTTTTTCCCTTTTAGTCCCCTTGGGATATAGGCCATACAGATCCTCTCATTCTCTGCCTTGGCTTTGGCCCCTTTATACTGATTCGTTCGGTTTGCATTTGTGTAATCGTTCAGACCGTCTAAACGGCCCTTAATTGTTATTTTGTATGTCATGTAATCTCCCTCACAACAATTCCACATACTTTGTGTTTCTTCTCAAAGTCATTCAGTCCGATTTTATGCACCTCTGTGTGATGCTCCCGGCAAAGGCAGATCTTCCTGTATTCGCTATCATCTACCCGTCGCCGATCATTGCCCATGCCGATTGCATCAACGTGATGAATCTCTCCCAGCCTGCCGCAGACAGCACACCTTTTATGCTTTATGCAGTAGTAGAGATATCTACCTATGTCGTCCGTCCGGTTTATCGCCAGGTCAGAGAGCTGGATGCCATGCTCAAGAGAAAACTCGATCAGCGTGGAAATAAACTCCCTGGCCAGATCAACAGAGCAGTCAGACAAGGAAAAATACTCCTCTCCGGTGCGGATCATGAACTCGTATTTCATGATCTCCTTCATGACTTCCGGCGGGTATCCGGTCCATTCTGCCATGTCCCGGATTGTTGCATAAGCTTTCTTTCTTTGCATCACAGAGATGGTTCTGCCATCATCTAGCCTCATTTCAGCCACTTTTATTCTCTTATCTAAGATTGTGTCAAAGAGGTTCTTTTCAGGGGCTAAAATAAGCATTTCCGTGCCGTCTTCGCTTTGCCTTATGCCTTTTATCTCAATAACTTCATTCACTATTCATCGCCATACTTTTCTTTCAATGTGTTCAACATGTTTCCAGCATCTGCATCTGTCAGTGTGTCCCATGTTTTCCCGTTGTATATAATCCATTTATCCAGATCGAGCTTGTGTTTCTTCCCTATTGATTTAATCGCTTTTATCTGTGCTTCACTGGCTTTTACTCCTTGCTGTTCCGGTATATAAGAAGCGAATGGGCCTGTTTCTTCTTTCAGCCACAGGTCGAATCCAAGCCCGGTATTGATCGCAACGCATTTTACAAAGGATCTACACATGCTGTTCCATACCCGGAGCTGGTTCATAGAGTTGTCTTTTACCGGATTTTTACCATTCATGACCGGTGACTGCATGTAATATACGTTGTCGTCAATCACAACTCTGATCCTTGTTTCATAACAGCGGTTTGTATTCTTGCTCTTATCTGCAAATGTCTGCTCTGAGCAAATGAGACTACTGCCTGTTTTTTCGTTTGGAACCGCCTCGAAATACGCTTTCTCAGCCCCATTTTCATGAAGGAGCTGGATGCACATTGCCCAGTTGAGATACAGGAACCCTTCTCTTTCCTCACAATATTTACGAACATCTATTTTCCTGAGTTCATCATAGCTTTTTAACATATATTGTACCTCCTTAGAAAATTGGTTTCGGATTGGATATGTTGCTGTGTGATCTCGTCTACACTTTCCATCTCATCCCCGTCCGGGTAATGATGCCATCCCTGTTCCCAGCGGTAAAACCAGTCCAGGAAAGCATCTTCCATTAATACGTCACCAGTCTCTACGGCTTCTAAGGCATACTCAAACGCATCTTCCTCAGAGATCCGTTTCCCGTCTTTTTCGTAAAATCCCATTTTCATTCACTCCGATCTGTGCTACAATGCACATAGACATATATTTATTGTTTGCCCTTGGAAGTGCCAGCTTCCGGGGCTTTTTCTTTTTCCAGTCTCTCCAGGCCTTTCATGATCCCTCTTAAAACGTATTTCTCTTGTGAATACGGGATTGGGATCTCCTCTCTGAGTGCTGCAAGCATTACCTGCGCATCTTTTTTATCCGCCATTTGCCTCACCTTCTTTCTCTTGTTTTCTTTCCATATATCTCCTATAATTTAAGTACAGGTATTATTTACCAAGTACATAAAAGGAGGTGTTATATGAACAGAACTGCTGTTTCCTCTAGTCGTATCAGTAGTATTGGATGGGAAAACTCCACATTGGAAGTGCAATTCCATAATGGGGCAATCTACCAATACTATGGTGTTTCTTATGATGAGTATCGGAATTTCATGAGTTCCAGCTCTTTGGGGTCCGAACTATCACGGTTAGATAAACGTCACAGATACGCTAGGATTGTTTAGTATTTGATGGGATAAAAGCCTGGTCCTGTACCACTTTTATTCCATCCTCTTTTATAATCAAAGATGCATATGGCATTTTGTTAACTTTTAAATACTCAACGGCTTTTTCACATGCCTTTTCAATTTTCTTAATTTCTTCCTCGTTCAAACTCTACTCCTCCTTTAAATCTCTTTCTTCCAGTACACTCCTGCTATCCAGAAGCTCACTGCCAAGCCACCGTACCCTTTCAGGGCCAGAAGACAGCCAGCGGCGTTGATTGCTGTTGCCATGTAGTGTTCTGGTTTATCCATCGCATCCCTCCTTTTCCGGTTGATATAGGATTCCGGTTACTTCCCAAAGAAGTTTAGGGCTAATATAGTAGCTCATCTTTCCGGTTTTCTCTGACGGCTTTGCATACCCGATGGGCAGCCATCCTTGTTCGATCCCAGCCCGAATAAATGTAGCGTCCTTTTTCATTACTTTGGCGACGAACGCAACAGGTACGTTGCAGGCCGGGAACTTCGGCATATTTATATAGGATGTAAGCAGCCGCAATGCTTGTTTATTGCTCACATTTATCACCTCTTTCTCTTGTAAATATTTCCTTTTCTCCTTATAATTTAAGTACAGGTGTCGCAGCACCAAGTAAATTAAGAAAGGAGAGTTTAGATCATGGACACAAAACCAATACTCATTAATGGATATAAAACGCATTTCTCTGAATCCAAGGATGCTATAGGACCTCATCTATTAATTTACATACCTTCTAATGCCGATAAAGACATCTCGAACATATGCGGGACTATTGTAGGCGGTCATTTGATTACTCAAATTGACTACTGTTTCATAAATAAAAACCGTTTTATTAAGGCTTATTATTAATTTTCAGGAGCGTCTTTTGACGCTTCTTCTTGTATTACGCTTAGCTTTTTGAAATTCTTATCCATGATATAAGGAATCTCAATGTTTTCATAATTAAATAATTTTCTGAGAGGCCATCCTTCAGGTCCAGGCAACTCAACTTCCATTGGTTCTTCAACTTTTTGACCATTAATTTCTAAAATAGCCCGGTCAAGATCAATGACTAATCGTCTTATTTCCACTCTTATATCACATCCTTTTATTTACATTGATTCAAAATGCCTGCAAACACCGGAACCGCTGAATCAAAATATACCCATGTGTCACATTCATGACTTGAATATTTGCTTTTATCCCTCTGGTACTCTCCGTACTCCGGTTGTTTTAGATCATTCTGATTCGCAATTCTTCAGATCTTATTCGATGACACCCCAAACATGTTTCCAATTTCTCCTGCTGAGTATGTTTTTCTTTGTTCGATAGCCGGAAGTGGAATGATCTGTTCTCCTGCTAATACCTCACTTGCTTTTGATACCAAGACGTTTTTGTACGTCTCTGACAAAGTATCCACATTTGCAAGTTTCAGAAAAGTCTGTGCCATTCTTGTCTGCGCATTCATTTTCATGATTTGCAGTCGCTCGTCAGTTGTTTCCTTTATTGTATAGGAACCTGTTTTGCGGAGAGATGAGAGGACTTCACTTGTCACCCAATGTTTAAATTTCTTTGCTGTTTCCAATTTGCTTCCAAAGATCAAAGCATATAAACCGGATTCATTGATGGCTACCATATTACGTCTTTGGCTACCGTCGTGAAACGCGACATCAGCTTTATCATCTCCATCAACATGTTTTGACAGGGCATCTCTCGTATTGCTGTAGCCGAGTGCTGTTGCCACATCTTTACCTACAAACCAAGCTTCGTTGTTAATAGTTACTGTTCGTATCTGCCCGAACTCGGCATTTTCAAAAATCATTAATTCTTTCATATTTCACCACCTTATTTGCGTAGCGCAATTTTTTTTGTAAAAAAAATTTCTTTGTACTCATCATTTGATAAATGTAAAATTTCAGCTAAGGCATCTGCCTCATCTAAGGTAATAGGTCTAATTCCGTTTATTTTTTGACTAACCGTCGGAAGTGCACAGTCCCATACAGTTTTAGCTGCTATGTCTTTTTGTGTAAGACCCAACTCTGCCATTTTACCTTTTACTTTATTTGTATTTAACAATTCACCATCTCCCTTCTGCGTAGCGCAATTTCTATTATTATAATAGCACTGTGCAATTTCTTTGTCAATAGCATAATGCAATCATTTTTTAAATTTTTGTTTTATTTTATTGCACTGTGCAATATTTTATGGTATAATACTTCTATATTAAAGGAAGAAGGTGATTTGATGGATAATAAAGAAGTTGGAAGAAGAATAACTAAGGCTAGAGAAGAAAAACATCTTAATAAAAAAGAACTTGCTGTGAGAGTGGGCGTCGCAGATTCTACCATAAAGCGCTATGAAGATGGAGCAATAAAAAAAATAAAAATGCCTGTAATTGAATCTATTGCCAAAGCCTTATCGGTTAATCCAATGTGGTTAATTGGGAGATCAAAGTCAATGAAACCAGAAATATTAAAAAACAATGTTATATCTTTGGATGAAAGCATTGATAAAATTGAAAAAGCTATATCAAGAGGCACTGGTTTAAAGTCAGGTGAAATTAACGATGAAATTTTAAATAAACTAATAACATTATGCTATAAATTAGATAAAATTATTTTAGAATCTCCGGAATTAAGTACCGTACTAATTTCAAAGCAAGACGCTGAAATCGGAATTAAAAAAATTTCTCAATATTTACAGTTTGATTGGCGACATTATGATGAATCTGTTTTTTATGAATTTATTGATTCTGAATCATTAAAAGAGTTCTTTATAAAAAACATGGATCTATACCAGCAAAAAGCTGATATGAACAAAGATTACCTTATGCCAGTAGCGGCACATAATGACAATGCAGACGATCCAGAACAACAAAGGTTAATGGAGGAAGACTTAGCGGATTTATAGGAAGTGATTATATGACTACTTATGAGAAACTAATAGATAAATCTTTTAGTGAAAACATTACAGTGATAGAGAAAAATTTAAAATCTGATGCCAAAGGGCTATGCAAAGGTGATCGGATTGCAATAAGCAGAAACATTGAAACCACGAAGGAAAAAGGATGTGTTCTTGCAGAAGAATACTACCATAACAAAACTACCATTGGAAATATTCTGAATCAAAAAGACGCATGGAGCCGAAAACAAGAGTTTCAAGCGAGGATGCATGCGTATAATGAATTAATTGGTCTCCTAGGAATTGTAAAATGTTTTGAGTCCGGATGCCGGAATATTTATGAAATGGCAAATTATTTAGATGTGTCGGAAGATTTTTTAAGAGAATCTATTGCTGCATACAGAAATAAGTATGGAATAGAAACTATTATAGATAATTATTTGATTCGGTTTATACCGACATTGGGAATTGTCAAGATGATTTAGATATTTTAAATACACTTAACAGGGGGATGTAGCTTTTAACTTTTTACAATAAGGAGGATAAAATGAAAGTTGGCATAAGAAAGCCCAATATTAAAACCAGAGTTAAAGCCAGAACCACAGGTAAAATAAAAAGAAAAGCCAAAAAGGCCGTGAATCCGCTTTACGAAAAAAAAGGAATGGGATATATTAATGATCCCAAAAAGGCAGTTTACAATAAAGTCTATAACAAAACAACAACAAGTGTGGATGGTTTGGTTAAAAGCAAGACTTTTAATTCAGATGCAACGGATTCTCAATCATTCGCTAGCTCTTCTCAGGCAGAGATCTCGCAAACAGAAATCTGGGGATCTATACTATGCGTAATATTTTCTATTATTTTTATTGTTGGATTCATTATGTTGTTATTCTCTAATTTCTATGGTGTATTATTTATGCTTCTTGGCTTTTTTGGAAGAAAGGCGGGAATTAGGACCCTTAACAAACAATACGATATGACGGACGAAGCCATAACGCAACGGATTTTAAAACCACAAGAAGAAAAAGAAGATGCTACAATCACACAAGATAACTGCATTGCAAAAGTTAATCAAAAAGATTTATCATGTGAAGAAAGCTGTTTTTATGATAAAGAGTTTATATTAATACAGAATAGATACTACGAGGAATTAGAAAAAGTTGAAAATCAGTGGTCCGTTTTATACAATTTAAAATCTTATAATAGTGATGCTGCTACTAAATATATCCAACTCTGTCGTACAAACATTGAACAATTTATAAAAATGGACGAATGCGGGCGACAATATAAAGACTATAATTCACCGCTCTCTGTCCCGGCTTATAAAAGGCTATCAATGCTATATGAAAAGCAAGAAAAATATAAAGAAGCTTATGAAGTGTGCATAGAAGCTATCCAAGCAGGGGCTGAACAAGATGGTACAAAATCGGGAATGAAAGGGCGTGCAGCACGTATGATAAAAAAATCTGGAATAACTCCAAATGATGAGACAATGAAACTTTTAATTCAATGACAAAAAACCGCCCGGCGGCAACCGGGCGGATCCACTAAGAGGAGGGGCTATGGATATTACAAAAAAACTATTAGATAAATCAAAAGAGGCATTTGTCATGGCTCTTGAAATTTATAACAAACCAACCATAAAATATCGAATCGAAGGTTTCTCGTTCTTTATTATAAATGCATGGGAATTAATGCTAAAAGCAGAACTGCTAAATCGAAATGAGTCCATTTATTATAAGGACAATCCAGATAGAACCATTTCTGTAAATACCGTATTATCAAAGATTTATACTGATAAAAATACACGAATTAGATTAAATCTTGAAAAAATAATTGAACTTAGAAATATCAGTACCCATTATATCACCGAGGATTATGAAGTAAAATATGCACCTTTATTTCAAGCTTGTGTGCTAAACTTCGTTAATGAAATTCAACGTTTTCACAAGATTGATGTAACCAAAATAATTTCTCAAAATTTTTTAACAATATCTGCAAGTTATGAACCTCTTACGAACGAACAGATAAAATTAAAATATCCACCTGAAATTGCTGAAAGATTTATAAAACAGGCAAATGAAATTGATGTTTTGAGCCACGAATATAATTCTGATAAATTCTCAATTGATATTAGACAAAATCTGTATATCACTAAGAAAAAAGTTGAATCTGATTTTAAAGTCAGCGTCACTAGTGAATCCGAAAATAGAGTTACCTTTATAAAGGAGTTAAAAGACCCTTCGGATACGCACAAATATAATTACAATACAGTAATCACTGCAGTATCTGAACGATTAAAGAAAAAACATATTGAGTTAGATTATCCAAAAGGATTTAATTCATATGTACTGAATTTGATCATAGATTTTTACGATATAAAGAGAGAAGAAAAATATGCCTATAAACACATCATAGGAAAGCAAGAACACTATACCTATTCACAACAATTTATAGATTTTGTAGTTTCTGAAATAGAAAAACAACCATCAATTTTCGTAGCGAGTTTAAAGGCAAAAAAAACAAGATAACCCCAGGCACGTAGGAATGCTCAGTACAAAAAGTACCTACCCCATTCTGGGACCCAGTGTTTATCCTTCACAAGTTATCTTGTTTATACTATACTATTTTATATGATTTTTGTCAATTTATGCACTAGTTTTTATACAATTTCTAAACAATAAAAAACCGCCCGGCGGCAACCGGACGGCAACTACATAACTCCGAAGAGATACGCATAACTCATAAATATTGTATCATCTTCGGGCAGCTGTCACAAGAAGAACATCAGTTCCTTGATGGCTGTTATTTTTGTACACTTTTTTAAAGGAGGATGATAGAATGGCATTGATAACTTGCCCGGAATGCGCCGGGAAGGTATCTGACCGGGCGGAAACTTGCCCACACTGCGGATACCCTCTAAAGAAAACACCACGGAAAAAGCCGAAACCGAACCGCAGGCGTAAATTGCCGAACGGTTTTGGCAGCATAACAGAAATACGTCACACAGATCTGAAAAATCCTTTTTACGCTAGAGCCAACTGCGGAAAAGACAGATACAATAGACCGATCCTAAAGCCTCTCAAGCCGGAGGCGTATTTTCCTACCTATGAGGATGCCATGGAGGCTCTTATACGATATAACAAAGGCAAAGTGGACTTATCTAAGGATATGCCTGTGGAGACATTATACAGGCTCTGGTTTACGGAATATGAGCAGGAAGTAGCTGCCGTAACCGCACGGTGTGCAAAGAGCGCATTTTCTTACTGTCGATCAATCTATAAAAAGTCTGTGCAGTCTCTTAGGATCGCAGACATAAAGAATTGTATAGAAAATGGCACGGCGATAGAGACACGAGGGAAAAATAAAGGAAAGATCAAAGAGGCATCTGCGAAAACAAAGGTGAGCATGAAGTCTACACTGAGCATGATGCTCGACTATGCGAAAGAATTGGAGATCGTAGACAGGAATTGCGCCAGGGAGTGCAATCTGTCCAAGCCGACAGTGAAAGATGCGGCGAAAGCAGAAAACCCGCACTTTTCTTTTTCTGCTGCTGAGCGTGCGACCCTGTGGAAAAATAGAGGCAAGGAGAACGTGGATCTACTCCTAATCGCCTGTTATTCCGGCTGGCGGCCTAACGAATTATGTGAGCTTGCCATAAAGGACATCGACCTGGAAAACAACCGCATGAAGGGCGGTAGCAAGACAGACGCCGGAATAGACCGATATGTACCGATCCACCCGGAGATCATGCCTCTCATCGCCGCCAGGTACCAGCAAGCGCAGGAACTTGGCAGCGACAGGCTAATTAACGTGGAGTCCCGAGGAAAGATCCGTCCAATTACATACGCAATTTACACGACCCGATTCCATAAGATCGTAGAGGATTTGGGCCTTGATAAAAATCATCGTCCGCATGATACAAGGGATACGTTCGCCACTGTTGCAAAAGAATCAAATGTGGATGAGTATGCACTTAAGTATATAATCGGGCACTCCATTACAGACATAACAGAGCGGATTTATACGGACCGAAAGCCGGAGTGGTACTACCAAGAACTCTGTAAAATTGTTGTCGACAAACACTCGACAAATTAACCGCTTCGCACCGCTTTTTGTGGCTATTTAAAAACGCAGAAACGACCATTTTAAGCCATTTCTACGCCTGTATATATACTATAATGTTTTTGTTTATCCAACGCTTTTAAGCCATTTCTGTTTTTTATTATAGCCAGTTTTCCTGATAAAATCAACGTTTCCTTTGTTTTTTCCCAACTAATTTGTTTTTTTGTGTTTCCCAGCTTAAACTAAGTCTAATTCGCCATTTCACGCCGCTTCTCAGGGTTTTTCCCTGTTTCGGGGTTGGGAAACTCAACAGCCACTCTGTACTTTTCACACCTTATTTTATCCCCTTCGAATGAACGTGCTTCATATGATAAGGTATGTTATACCCACAGGGCACACCGTATTTTATACCCTTCGGATGGACGCGCTTTGCGCGATAAGGTATAATGTTGTTCAGAAATTGATTTGGAGGTATCAAAAGTGAAAAAACCAGCGTTAGTGATTCTTGCCGCCGGCATGGGCAGCCGTTACGGGGGGCTGAAACAGATGGACCCTATGGATGACCAGGGACATGCAATTATAGATTATTCTATTTATGATGCAAAACGGGCCGGTTTCGGAAAAGTAGTGTTTATAATTAAAAAAGAGATTGAAACAGATTTTAAGGAGACGGTAGGTTCCCGGATTCCGGACGGAATGGAAGTCTGTTATGCATTTCAGGAAGTGGACAGCCTTCCTGCTGGCTTCTCTGTCCCGGAAGGCAGGATAAAGCCATGGGGTACCGCCCATGCGGTTCTCTGTGCCAAACCATTTATTGAGGAACCATTTGCCGTTATCAATGCCGATGATTATTACGGCATCCACGGCTATCAGGCTATGGCCCAATTTCTTATGAAAGAGTCTTCTTCCGCCAAAGCAAAATTTGCAATGGTCGGATACCATCTTGGAAATACTGTGACAGACAGCGGATATGTATCCAGAGGAATTTGTAAAGTTGATGAAAATCATCAGCTGCTCTCCATCACAGAGCGGACTCATATTGAAAAGCGCGGAGATCACGCCGAGTTTACAGAAGATGACGGAAATACCTGGACATCTCTTCCGTTTGACACCCTTGTATCTATGAACTTTTTTGGATTCCGCCCTATGATCATAGACGAATTGGAAACCGGTTTTTCAAAATTCCTCTCTGCTTCTCTAAAAGAGAATCCATTAAAATGTGAATATTTTATACCAAGCGTGGCCAGCCTGCTGATGAAGGAAGGAAAAGCTACAATGGACGTTTTGGTCTCCAGAGATCAATGGTATGGTGTGACATATAAAGAGGACAAGCAGCATGTCATGGATGCTCTGAAAGCCATGAGATCTGAAGGTCTGTATCCGGAACAGTTTTAAAAAAAAACTGCTGTACGTTCTTACATGAAGTACAGCAGTTTCTCTTTTATTTTTTGATCTTATATACTTTGACGTTGTTTTTGCGTCCGAATTTTTTTACTTTTTTGTGGGAATTAAAATAAACATCGATGTGTTTTCCTTTTACTCCGCCGCCCACGTCTTCGGCTACATATGTTTTTCCCTTGATCTTAATTTTACTTCCCAGTTTAATCTTTCGTTTATCTACGGCAATCGTACGTCCCTGTTTGGCTCTTCTTCCCGTAGCGGTTTTGTTTCCATAGCCTCCGCTGCATTTTCTGCATCCGCAGTATGCGGTCAATTTATATTTTCCTAAATACTGTACTTTTTTAGCCTTAGCTTCTGTAGATGATGAACCGGTAAACAGTGCACCCGTCACTACTGCTGCCATCATGGCAAGCAGTAAAAACTTTTTCTTTGCTGCTATTTTTAAAATCTTCATAATATCCTCTTTCTAAAGCAAATCATTTTGGTTACTGTATAACCTATGATAGTTTTTTAAGATTTATTCTTACTTTTTAAATATTTGAAATATTTTCGTAACAACTTAGTGCTAGTTTACTTAACAATTAACGATTTGTCAACCGTTGTATTAAAAAAAGAACATGATTTCACCAGATATCCCCAAATTAATATTACGAATATATTACAAAAAAAGAGACAAATCCATGGGATTCATCTCTTTTTTATTGAATACTATTCTATATTAACTTAAAATCTGATAACTAAAAAAAGAATTCGACATTATGTTAAAAACAGCTATTTAAAGAGTTTCGATCACTCCGTCCAAATACAGCTCTTCTACATCTTCGATCAGGCCTTCATCACAGGCTTTTGTAAGCTTTGGATCAATCGGAAGTTTTCCCAGCACTGGGATCTGGTACTTTTCGGCAATTCCGTCTATATGGCTCTCTCCAAAAATAGAAATCTCTTTTCCACAGTCCGGACATTTGATGTAACTCATATTTTCCACGATTCCGAGGATTGGAATGTTCATCATCTTAGCCATATTGACTGCTTTTTCAACAATCATTCCAACCAAATCCTGAGGAGTAGCTACCACAACGATCCCATCCAGAGGCACGGACTGGAATACCGTCAGAGGCACTTCCCCTGTTCCCGGCGGCATATCCACGAACATTACGTCGATGTCACGCCATAATGTCTTACCCCAAAACTGTTTGACCACATCGGCCACCACCGGGCCTCTCCAGATCACCGGCTGAGTCTCCTCTTCCAGCATCAGGTTCACTGACACCACCTCGATGCCGAAGTTTGTGAGCGCAGGGAGAATAATCCCTTCCTGATTGCCCAAAAGTCTCTCATGCAGACCAAAGGCCTGAGGAATGGATGGTCCTGTCACGTCTCCGTCCAGAATACCTGTGTGGAGACCTTTTCTGTTTGCCGCCACCGCAAGCAAGGCTGTGGTCAAAGATTTCCCCACGCCGCCTTTGCCGCTCACAACTCCGATGACCTTTTTTACACTGCTGTCTTTATATAATGGTTCCATAAAATCTGTCTGTGACTGCGTTCTGTCAGAACAGCTTTCCACACAGCTGCTGCAGTCGTGAGTACACTCACTCAT